TCTTTCCTTCAAGCAAGACCTGTTCTAAATGTGGTTGGATAAACAACAACCTAACACTCAAAGACAGAGAATGGACTTGTCCTAAATGTGGTGAAAAACACGATAGAGATTTTAACGCAGCAACTAATATCCTCAACGAAGGATATAGAATAAATATATCAGTTGGAACGACTGATTACGAGCGTGGAGACCAAATAAGACCGGAGAAATCTGGCGCAATCTGTGAAACGCTTAAAGAGAAGGAACTTTATGTTCCTGAAACTACTACATCTTTAGTGTAGTAGTAGTTCATATAATATTTTTTCATTTGATTTGCAACAATTGTTTCTACTTTTTCATCTATTATCATTTTTAATTTGATTATTTTCAATATAATCTAATATTATTTTTTCTAATACTGAATTTATTTTTAATTCGTTTTCGGAACAAAAAATTTTCAATTTTTTGTGTACATCTTTATTTATTCTGATTGTTTTCAATTCATCTATTTTCATATAACTTTTTTCTTTTTATTGTTATATATAAAAAGAAAAAAGTGGTTTTTTTCCATTTTTGTAAAAAAACAATAATGGAAAAAATTAATTATTGTAAAAATAATAAAACAAAACCATATTTTCATAATACATATAAAAATATCAAAAAATAATCCCAATATGAATGGATATACTTACAATTTTTCAAGAATTACCAGATATTAAAACTATATCTAAAGATAAAGAATATCTAGTTGTAGATAAAAACGACAGACCCAAAATTACAAAAAAAGGAAAAGTAAATTTCAAAATAAGAAAAGTTCAACATATTAAATTGGTTAGAGAAACAAAAACATCCTATTTCTTACAATTTATACCTCTAATTCATAATTATTTCAAATTAGATTTGTTTGGGGATCCAACATTAATTTTAATATCTGATTTTTGGAATACTTTTCAAGTTATTGAAGAAATTGAAACCGAAAGAAGATTTATTGAAAGAAACCATAATAATTTAATAGACGAACTTACAGCCAAAACAACGATAGATGAACTTTTGGGCACTGAAAAAAATAAAAAAACACCACCTACAGCTAATCAATTGATTGATCAGATTGCTGATATAAATAAAAAAGAAAGAAAAAACAAAAAATAATAAAATGGGTGCGAAATGATACCATTAAAAGATGAAGTGAAAGGTAATCATACACCAAAAGAACATAGAGATTGTTTGGTTGATATGGCAAATACTGTGTTTGGTTGTTGTATAAAATATAAAGACGGAACCTTTCATCAAGTTACTATTAAAAATGGTGAAATTTCAATAGATGATTATGATCCTTGGTATGAATTTGATGATGAAGATGAATTGGAAAATTATATAAAAACAGACAATGAAGAATTTGATAATTATATACGATGGAAAAAGTTGGAAAAAATATTGATGGAACCAGATGAAGATCCTTTCAAAAAAGAATAACATTATGAATGAAAATATTATGTACTGGAATAACTGGTCAAGATGGTTCATATCTTGCTGAAAAATTATTAGAACAAGGACATGAAGTTCACGGAATTATAAGACGTTCAAGTTCTTTTAATACTGGTAGAATTGATCATATTTTCGACCAATTACATTTACATTATGGAGATATTACTGATTCATTATGTATTGATGATATTATATGTAAAGTGAAACCAGATAGAATTTATAATTTGGCAGCTCAAAGTCATGTTCAAATTTCATTTTTTCTACCATTATATACAGCACAAACAGATGGGTTGGGAACCTTAATATTACTAGAAGCTGTTAGAAAACATTGTCCAAATTGTAGAATTTATAATGCTACAACAAGTGAATTATTTGGATTGGTTCATGAAACACCACAAACAGAGACAACAAAAATGCATCCCCGTTCTCCTTATGGTGTAGCAAAATTATATTCTTTTTGGATTTCTAAAAATTATAGAGAAGCTTATGGAATGTTTATTTCAAATGGAATTCTTTTTAACCATGAAAGTGAAAGACGTGGTGGTAATTTTGTTACTAAAAAGATAACGACCGGTTTAGTTAATTGGTATAAAACAGGTCATTCTATTAAGCTTGGAAACTTAGATTCTAAAAGAGATTGGGGGTACGCACCTGAATATTGTGATGCAATGATTAAAATATTAGAATATCCAGTACCAGATGATTTTGTTATTTCTACCGGTGAATGTCATTCTAACAGGGAATTTATAGAAGAAGCTTTTCAATATCTTCAACGTGGAAAATTAACTTGGATTGGTAAAGGTGCCGATGAAAAAGCAATAGATGAAAGTGGAAATATAGTTATTGAAACGGATCCTAAATATTTGAGACCATCTGAAGTGGAATTATTACTTGGTGATTCTACAAAAGCTGAAAAATTTTTAGGTTGGACAGCTAAAACTAAATTCAAAGAATTGGTTAAAATAATGATGGAACATGATTTGGGAGATATTGTGAAAAAACACAAAGAAAATGTGGCTTGGGATGATTGGAGAGATTCATTAGTAAAAAATAATCAAAATAAAAATGATTAATTTAATTGATAAAAATTTATGGATGTGGGGAACTGACGGTGGTAATGTAGCCTATATGAATCAAACATGGGCTTCTGTATTCGATTCTGGTCTAACCGTATTTGAAAACGGTATAGTAAATTGTTATGTAAAACAAGGACAATTTCAAGGTTGGGATAGAGATGCTAATTGGAATGTACAATGGCACACAGTTCCTTACGCAATTGGACACATGATTTCAAAAGAACAATATGGTAATGGAACTTATACACTTACTTGTAGAATTCCAAACTGGCGTGGTAGTTGGCCAGCATTTTGGTTTGTTGATTGGCTTGATCAAAAATCTGGTGGAATGGGGATGCCTCCAGAAATTGATGTATTTGAACATTTTCAAAAAGATAAATGTTTAAGTAGATTCCATATTACTTGTACATATAATGATGGACCTACTTATGAAGATAATTATGCAGTAGATAATACTTATTGTAGAATATATCCTTTGGATTGGTGTGATTTTACAATTAAGTTGATTAGAAATGATAATCAATTATTATATGTTGTTAATAATAAAACTGTTCTTACAGTTAATAAATCAGATATGAAACATTTTCCATATAAAGGGATGAATATAATGATTGGAGCTCAAGTTCAGAATTTTCAAGGAAAACCAGCACTAGTTAAGGATGATCCATTTATTATTAAAACTTTCACTTTTGATCAATCTTAAATTTTTTAATATATAGAAAAAACAATACAATACATAATGAAAAAAGTTTATGAGGAATTAACAAAGGAAAACATCAATAAAAATCTATTTGATGTTGATTTCGAATTTGAAGAAATATCAAAGATCGAAAAACAATTGTTAAAGGATCACATTATTAAAATAACAGATGATAAAATGGAATTTGAATTAATGTCAGTTGAAAAAGTGGCTCAACCACTAGACATTTTAATAAAATTAAAAAATAATAAATCAACTGGTGATGTGTTTGTTAAAATGAAAGATAAAGATGATAATATATTAGGAACATTCAAATTTAAAACTCTAAAAGTTATGGAAATAAATAATTTAATAGATTTTGATTTTACTGAACCAGATTTTAAAAATAACCAAAAAACAATATCCATCAATTTTATATATGATGATATCTTATATTCTAATGATGGTAAAAATTACGAAAAATTATCATAATGGCATATACAAATTTTTATCCAAAAACAGGTGTGTCTGGAAATGCTGGAACATCAGGAAAACCGGGTTATAGTGGAGATATAGGAATTGATTATATCGATTATTTAGCAGAAAAATTAAATGATTCTGTTAAATATACAGAACATATTTCAAATTCAATTAATAATTCTGTTAATTATTCTGATTTTTTAAGTTTAAATGGAATACAAATGAAAGATCCAATTAAAACATGTAAAGTAATTCCAAATGTTTTTGAACAACCAAAAAATGAAAATATTGGTTGGTGGTGCGAGAAAAATAAAACTTCTGATGACTTTTGGAAATATAAGTTATAACTTATAAAATTAAAATTATGATAAAAAAATTCAAAGATTTTGCAGATTTTTCTTCTATAGATTATAGCGAATATGTTGCTGAATCAATAGAAAAAAATAATTATGGTTGGGGAGATGAGTCTAGACACACATGCGGTTCTATTTCAGTACCAAATAACCATACTAGTTGTAATATTGTTAATGATCCAGCATCAAAATTTGTTGGTAATTCAAGAATAGATGGATCTAGTTGGTATTCTAATAAAAATGAAATGATTAATGTGCAACCAGCAGCCGCTATTAATAATCCCGGAATATTTAATGATGGTACATTTAATAATGGATCATGGCATCCCGGTACATTTGATAAAAAAGATGATGATAATATCGGTTGGTGGACAAAAGAAAAAAACAAAGAATTATCAACATTTGAAAAATGGTCCATTGGTATTGGGGTTGCTTCATTAATTGTAGGGATTATCACAGCTTTAGTAATGTTTTTCTAAAAAATAATAACAATATAAATGCAAATATTAGTTACGCCTAGTGACCTTATTAAAAGATGCTTGTGGTTAGAATATCAAAGATATTTTTTAACAGATCAGGATTTAACCACAGGGAAAAGAAAACTTAAATCAAAAGATGAAATAACAAGGATAATCCAAGAGGATAAACCTATGGTATTAAAAGAAGATGATGCTTTTGTTATTGGTCTTCTTAAAGTTGTTGAAACTCCAAATGTTGTTCATAGATTTAAAGATCATATTGAAGAATATTTAACTATCAAAAGTATAATTACAAATAATAGACTTTGGATTTTAAAAAGCATTATATTAAAAGAAATTATATCTTTTAAATATTGTTTTCCTGATGAATATAATCCACCATTCGAATATAAAAAAGGTATAGAAGATTTAAAAAAGTTTGTTGATGATTTATATGCTATTGTTGAAAAAATAGAACCTACCAAAATACCAGATAAAGAAGGTAAAATGAAAGAATATGTATCTTCTAATCAAGTTAAGAATTTATTAACAGAGAAATAATTTTATAATATGAATATATCAATGATATCCGCTGTTGCTAATAATAATGTTATTGGCAAAAATAATCAGTTATTATGGAAACTGAGTGAAGATTTAAAAAGATTTAAAGAATTAACTTTTAATCATATTGTTATAATGGGTCAGAAAACATACGAATCCATTGGAAAACCATTACCAAATAGAACAAATATTATTATATCTGATGATTATAATTTTAAAGTTGAAAGTGAAAATACATATGTTGTTCACTCAATTGAACATGCACTTGATACAGCCGAATATTATAATGACGTAAATGACGAATATGAAGTGTTTATTATTGGAGGCGGTAGTATCTATAAAGAACTTATGAAGTACTCTAATAGACTCTATATTACAAGAATTCACAAAGATTTTGATGGTGATACATACTTTCCTGAAATTGATCCTACTATTTGGAAATTAGTTTGGATTGATAAGAAAACAGGAACAGAATTTGATTACGAATATCAAATATACAATAAGGCATAAAAAAAAGAGGTTTCAATGAAACCTCTTTTTTTAATGTTTGTTTTTACTTTTTACTTTTTTGTGTCCAATCTGCCGGTTTTGTTTTAGAAATCATGATACATTTTGTACCATCCTTTTTCTTTCCCCAATACATATATAATGTATTAGAACCACCATCTGGAACATTAAAACCATACTCTGTTCCCCAATATCCATAACCATTGGCATAAACAACAGCATCATCTGTGGCTGCATCTACAGTATAATCATTATACCCGTAAGCACCAACTGACATAGAATAACCATCCCAAGTAATACTCATAGAATATTCAGTGGAATTGTCCAAGTAAAAAGTTCCCTGCGGTTTCTTGCAACCAGAGAAGAACATTAAAGATCCTATGGCTAAAATTACCATTAATCCCATAAACTTTGTAAATACTTTCTTCATAGCTTTAATTATTTTTTAATGTTATATACTTGTTATATCTTAAAAAAACAATTTTGTTTAAAAAAGTATAAAGAAAGTATAAAGGATTATTCGCATTTTATGAAATTATATTTTCTATAAATATTATTAGGACTATGTTCATAAGTGTTTTCTATTAATTCTTCGACAGTTATATCTTTATCTTTTATTATTGGTGAGAATGAAGATTTATCTGGTTCTGGATCATCTAATAAATTCCAGTTTGATAATCCCATTGAATGTTGTTGAAAACCAATTACAGAATCATCTTTGGTGGTTAATTTGTAAAAAATTAAAGAGCAACCAAATCTTGCTAATCCTCTAATTTGTTTTCTAGTTAATCTTTCTACTTTTTTAATGTAAATATCAATTTTTTCCTTACCATATTCATCAATCATAGTGTTTTATTTTTATATATTTATAATGGTAAGTTTCTAAATGCAAAAAGGGATTGTATTAAACTTTTGTTTTATTTAATTGTTTTTTAATGATATTTTCAATAAAATCAGATTTATTGAAAATATCATTTTCAAACATGTATTCGTCAAGTAATTTTGATAATTCTTGATTAATAGTCAATGTTAATTTCTTTTTCTTTTTATTTTCTGGATACTTTTTTTTCATTTATTTTTTATAAAAAAAAAATGAAAAAGTTTTAAAAAGTGATAAATATGACTTTTATTTTTTAATATATAAGATAAAAATGGTTTATGAAAACAAAATCTGAAATTTCGGTGACTATTAATCAGGATGTTGTAAATATGATAGATGAAAATTTTGATAATAGATCTAAATTTGTCGAATACTGTATTATTCAAGAATTGATTAAAAATGATAATTACAAAGAAAAAATAAATAAAATAATCCTATGAATAAAAAATTAACGACAGAAGAATTCATAGAAAAGGCTAGGAAAATTCATGGTGATAAATATGATTATTCACTGGTGAATTATATTGGAACTTATATTAAAATTAAAATAATATGCAAAGAACATGATATTTTTGAACAAACACCAAATGCTCATTTAAGAAAACAAGGTTGTCCTAAATGTAGTAATAAAAAGAAAACAACAGATGAATTTATTAAAGAATCAAAAAGAGTTCATGGTAATAAGTATAATTATTCTATAACTGAATATAAAGATTGTAGAACAAAAGTAAATATTATATGTCCAATTCATGGTAGTTTCTTACAATATCCAAATAGTCATTTGAGAGGATGGGAATGTATAAGATGTAGCGGTAATAATAAGAAAACAACAGATGAATTTATCGAAGAATCAAAAAAAATTCATGATAATAAATATGATTATTCTAAATCTATATACATAAATGTTCTGAATAAAATAATTATAATTTGCCCCATTCATGGAGAATTTTATCAAACTCCACCTAATCATTTACATGGTAATGGTTGTCCTAAATGTAAAGAATCAAAAGGGGAAAAAGAAATAAGAAGATATTTAATTAAAAATAATATTAAATTTGAAAGTCAAAAAAGATTTCAAAATTGTAAAAATAAAACCTATTTACCTTTTGATTTTTATTTACCAGATTTAAATATTTGTATTGAATATAACGGGGAACAACATTATAAATATAATAATCATTTTGGTGGAAAAAACATATTTAAAAAACAACAAAAAAGAGATGAAATAAAAAATAATTTTTGTGAAAATAACAATATCAATTTATTAATCATAAAATACAATGAAAATGTTAATAACATAATGGAAAAATATTTAAAATAAAAAAAGGGTCAAATTGACCCTTTTTATATTCGTGGAATCGTCGGGATTTGAACCCGAGTCCAAAAAAGATTTTAAAAATCTTCTACAAGTTTAGATAATTTTTATAATTAACAACTATTCAATTTTTCTGAGAAATTGAAAACTCAACAATTGATTATTTTTATTTTATCCGTCAATCTCTCTAATATCGGAAAATCTACATTTTTTTCTGTTATGCAGCAAGAGCCATACGGCCTTCTCTTTCTGTAACAAAGGTTGTAGCAACCTTTTTTGTTACAGAAGTGAGAACACTCATCATGTTCTCCACATTTGAATTAATATTTGCTTTTATTGTTTTCCCACCAATTTATTAATCGCTTCTTAGAAAGTGCGATACATGCAGATTTATTATTGCGCTTTTCTGTCTACTCCATTCGACCCCATAAATCAAAGAACTAAAACTATATATTTGAATTTTATAATGTAAAAATTCCAATTTGTTTAATATAAAACATTTTTTTGAAATAAAAAAATTTTATTATTTTTTTCTTACAAGTTTAATTTTCTTCCCACAATCAGGACATTTATAATGAAGTTCCTTAGCACATTTACTACAATATTGACTATAGTTGATTATCGAGCAGTGTCTCAATTCTTTTGTTTTTGGTTTAACACTAGTAATTCCAATTTCTTTCATGTAGGATTTTGTAGGTTTAAAATTACCAGTCCATTTTTTACCACACCAATAACCTTCCAATTTTTTCCAAACTTTACCACAGCATTCATATTCATCTTGATATTGAATATTATCATACATGGACCACCAAGCTATGTGGCACCTACATTTTTTACAATATACATCGTGTGTGCTCATATTAATTCTTTTATTTGTTTTTCCCAACCTATAAATTTTTCATTGTAGTTTTTTGAGTTAAATAAATAAGATTAAGATCTAAACCATAAATATAATTATATTTATTATCACGATATTTATTATTCATTATTTTTATTTTATCAGCATTCATTAAAATAAGTTCTGATGCTTTTTCTTCGGTAAAATCAATCATATTTTTTAAATTATAACAATTATAAATAGTAAACCCTTTATATTCATATATTTTACCTTGTATTTCTGGTTTATCTTTTCCTGTTTCGGCTGGTTGATAAAACATAAATTTTGGTGTATCAAAATAATTTTTAATTCCTAAACAATCCAAATTGATATACATTGTATCTTCTTCCAATGTTGTTTTTAAAGATGTGTGTCCTTTTCTAATGTATTCCATAAGTTCTGATTTTGTTAAATTTTGAATACATTTTTCATTTCTTGATCTAGGATCAAATCTATTCGGCCAAATTTTTAACATTCTATTATAAAAACCAAAATTTGATGAATGTTTTAATGTTTCTTTTAAATCTTCAAATGTTTCAATTGCTTCTTCCAATGTATGAAAATGTATGGATGCGTCATCGTGAACATTTTTTGAGTTGTGAGATACTGAAATTAATAATTCTTTTTTATTAAAATATAATGATGTTGATGATGGATAATCTGTTTTTATTTCAATTTTTATATAATCATCATTTTCAGATTCATCATAATCATATTCTTCTACATGTGTTTTAATTTTCATATAAAATGTTTTATATTTATATCAAAAACGTAAGATATTGTTTATAAAATGACTTGTAATTCTGCTGTTTTATTTTCAGAATTCATGAAAATAATAGTATCACTTTTTTTGTTTGGGTCTAAAAACACTTCGAAATTTCTTAATAATCCAACTTTATGAACTTCATTTATATTTTCGGATTCTTTGGAATAAACAAAATTAATATCACTTATTATTTGAAATATATTATCATTAACTATAATTTTTTCAAATTCAGTTTCTTTATTTTCAATATAATAGTCATTAACTTCATATATTTTTGTAACAAGAAAGACAGATTTCATATCATCTGTTATATCTTTTAAAGTTATTTTATTTTCCATGTTATTTTAAATCTTTTAAATATGGGTGTAATTGTTCTTTTATTTCATCTTCGGTAATTCCTTGATAACGTTCTAAAACCATTTCACATAATTTTATTTCATCTTTTTCTAATTGTTCTCTTTTTAAGAGATGATAACTCATTTCTTTTTCGATTACCGAAACACTTTTTTCAATTTCATTTATTTTTAAAATTAGATCTTCTTTTTCTTTAATATTATCCAAATCGTTTTTTAAATTATTTAATTGATCTAAATATACCATGACAACTTCCTGTCTTTCGGTAGCAATTTTTAATGATTTAAGAAAATCTCTTCTAATTCTAACTGCTTGTTCAATAAATCGTTGATCTATTTTATATTTATTCATATTCCCCATTAATTTTTATAACTTTTTCTGGAATTATTACACTATCTTCATTTTTTAATTCTGGAATTGGTTTTTCCATTTGTTCAGCAATATAATTAGAATAATTAATTGTATTTTCTGGTTCTTCTGGATCTGCATATTCTGAAAATTTTATCGATTTTTCCAAATCAGAATTACTTTCTTCATCTATTTTTTTAATTGTTGATTGAATAGTTTCTTTTAAATTTTCACCCAATATTATTTTTTTGAATTCTTCATATATTTGATTTTCAAGCAATGATGGTTTGTCCCAAAGTTTATTCATTAATTCTCTGGTATAAAATTTCACAATATCACCTTCGAAATTCATTGCAGTTTGACGAAGATAAGTTGGATCTGCTATCATTTCTTTAAAAGTTAATTTGACATCAATCGGGTGTATTTTTTTGAATTTTTTAAAAAACATAAATGCTTCTTGTTCTGGTGTCATTTGAACTGTTTGCTGAACCGGTGGTGCTTGATATGGTTGTTGAGTAGATGATTGAACCGGTGGTTGAACAGGTGCTTGATATGGTTGTTGTGGAGTTGGTTGAGTTTTTGGTATAGCTTTTTCATAAATATCATATACATTCGGTTCTTCTGTATAAGAAGCTTGTGGAATATTTGGTTTCATGATAACTTCACCAGTATCTAAATTTTTAACTTCTGTTGTAGATTCTGGCGGAACATAAGTTCCTCTTTCTCTTCTTTGCATTGGTTGTTGTTTTGGATAATCTGGATTTCCAATAGAATTGATATCTATTTGATCAACAACTTGTGGTGGTGTATAATTAGAATATTTTGCTAATAATTCTTGTCTTTGTCTTTCTTTATCTTGTGGTGTTTCTTCAATTACATATCCAGCTGGTTGGTTAGTACCACTCATTTCAAACCCACTTGGTCCTACAATAGGACTAGAATTTATTACTTTTTCATTAAATTGTTGAGCTAATTTTTCCATTACTGGATCACTTTTAAAAAAATTATCAACTTCAAAATATTCAGTATATTTTGTTAAAAAAACATCCGTTTTAATATTTGTTGAATCATCTAATGTGACCCATATTCCATTATCCTCTAATACAGAAACTACTTTTTGATCTTTAACATTTTGAAACTTTTTACCTTTTAGCATAATGAACCTTTTATTTTTAAACTTTTTATATTTTAAACCACTAAAAGTTTAACATTTTATAGTTTTATATTTTTATATATAATGGGAAATAGGTTCTAAACTATGAAAACATATAAACAATTTGTTAATGAGATTGCAGGTCATAGACCACTTGATGATTTGAATATGGGTCCAAAGAATGATTTGTTAAAGTTGGAAGAAATATCTGATAAGATAAAAATAACCAATTTACAAAATGTTAGACTGGGTGGTTGGATGGGAAAAATATCTATTGATGATATTGAATATGAGTTTGATGTATATGATAATTTGGGAGATTGGGAATATTTTATTTTTGATTTTCCGGGTTCAGATGTCGGTAATTTTCCATATGATGATAGAAGAGGGCTACAAGGTGAAATTGAAGATATAAAAGATGAATTAGAACATTATTTAGGAGTAAAATGAAAAGATATAAAGAATTAAAATATAATAAGAAAACGTTTACTGAACAATGGAAAATTGATGAAATTCTTATTAAAGAAGGATTTCAATGGTTTTTGGATTGTGAGGTTGAAGATGTTAGAATTGAAATATTAAAGCAAACTTTAGTTTTTAATTCCGGTACATTTTTCAATGGAACTTGGGTTTTTGGTGCATGGAGAGGAGGAACTTGGAAATATGGAACTTGGTTAGATGGTGTTTGGTTTAATGGCAGATGGTTAAATGGTGTTTTCAAAGATGGTATCATAAAAGATGGTAAATTTTTGAATGGGAAAATGGAAAAAGGAACAATCGAAGGTGGTGAATTTTACCATATTGAAATAAACAAAGAAGTGAAAAGAAAAGACGAAAAGAAAAAAGAAGTTCAACAAGAGCAAGAAAATGAACAAATACCTCAGGGTGAAAAAATAACTGAAAAAAGAATGAAAAAATTTAACGAATTTATTAATGAACATCATGATGAAGAGGAATTACGTGTAGGCGATCCTAATAATCCAAATTTTGATCCAGAACTGATGGGAGATTTCAGTTATGATAATAGAGATCATGATTATGATCCAAATAATATTGAACCAGTAGAGCCTGAGGATATTGTAGAACCAGTTGAACCATTTGAAGAACCAGAAATTGGTCCAGAAGAACCTAGTTTTTCTACAGCTGTTCCAACTGATTATAAATCATCTGGTCCATCAGGTAAAGAATATATGGATTTGATGAATGCTCCAAATTCAAGTAAAAGAGTAATTTATAAAAATTTCGATGAATATACTAAGAAAATTTTAGGTAGAAGTTTTACCGATACTGAGGATGATGCACATCAATCAGCACCTAAAACAAGAAGAGGAATCAGAAGAAAAAAATAAAGTTTTTATGAAAATAAAAAATTATAAAGAATTCATAAACGAAAAAGTTGATTCTGATAATCTAACAGAGTCGAAAAACAAAAAAATAAAATAATTATGAAAAATTTAAAAAAATTTAAAACTTTTAATATCAATGAAAATGTTAAATACCTAAAAGTTGGTGATTATTATTCATTATTAAAACCAAAAGGTTATTGGTCTGGAGATTGGGAATATTTGGGATATGATAAAAAAACAAAAAATCACATATTTAGATCAGATGATGTTGATAACGAAGATGATACTTTTATCTTTAAAATGGTATCAAAAAATGAATTAGAAAACATTATTAGAGATAATCAATAACCATTATTAGAGATAATCAATTTTTCTAATAGTCATTAACCATTGGTTGTTTGACGTGGTGGTTCGCATTACCGTATTTGCGGAAAATATAAAAAAGTCGGACAGTGTCCGACTTTTTTTATTTCCACCATTCGTATTCTGAATTTTTAGTTTTGAATTTTACATAATCATCTTTTTCTTCAAGTATTTCGGTAACTTCTGTTGTTAACCAATAATCTTGATAAGAATAAGATCTCGCTGTTACAGAACCAACATACATAGAACAACCAATTGTTGGTCTATCACTTACCACTTCTTTAAATGTTGAATCTTCATTCCATTTTATAGCTTGAGATAATCCACCTTGATCACCTTTGCCATCACTAACTCTTTTTAATGTTGCCATTTTCAATATCTTTTTATTTATATTAAAAAATGAATATTTAGTTTAAAATAGAAAAATTACACTTTATTATATTAATATATAATAATAAAAACTTATGACAAGATCAGAATTTAAAACTTTAAAAATCAATCCAATTTTACACAAAAAATTGAAAAATTATTGTGATAAAAATGGATTAAAATTAAACATTTGGATTGAAAAACAATTAGAAAAAATAATTAATTCTATTGATGAAAAGAATATTAACAACTGAAGAATTTATACAAAAATCTATTAAAATACATGAAAATAAATATGATTATTCGTTGGTTGAATATAAGAAATCAACTAAAAAAATTAAAATTATTTGTCAGATACATGGAATTTTTGAACAAACACCAAATTCACATTTAAGTTGTAGAAAAATTGGAAGTGGTTGTCCACTTTGTAATAAAGGGGGTAATCAATTGACGTTAGAAAAATTTATTAAAAAGGCTATTAAAAAACATGGTGATAAATATGATTATTCGTTAGTTGATTATAAAAATACAAAAATAAAAATAAAAATAATTTGTCCAAAGCATGGTGAATTTTTACAAACACCCAATGGTCATCTATGTGGAAATGGATGTTCTAAATGTGGAAAATGTTTGACAACGGATGAATTTATTGAATTGTCTCGTAAAAAACATGGTGATAAATATGATTATTCATTGGTTGAATATAGAAACAATAAAACTAAAGTAAAAATTATATGTAAAGAACACGGTGAATTTTTTCAAAAACCATCTCATCATTTACATAGCAATTGTCCAAAATGTTCATTAGAAAAAAATAAAAGAACAAAAGATGAATTTATTGAAAATTCAAAGAAAAAACATGGAAATAAATATGATTATTCACTAGTTAATATAATAAATGGTGTCAGAGTAAAAGTGAAAATAATTTGTCCGAAACATGGTATATTTTTACAATCACCAGATAATCATCAAAGAGGAAAAGGTTGTCCGTTTTGTTTAGAAAGTAAAGGGGAAATAAAGATATCTATGTTCCTTGAAAATTATAAAATAGAATATATTAGAGAATATCAGTTTGATGATTGTAAATATATAAAACCGTTATATTTTGATTTTTATTTATCTGAATTTAATACTTGTATTGAATTTGATGGTGAACAGCATTTTAATCCTATGATATTTTTTGGTGGCATAAAATCTTTTGAAGAAAATAAAATAAGAGATCAAATAAAAAATGATTATTGTAAAGAAAATAATATTAATTTAATTAGAATTAAATATGATGAAAATGTTGATGAAAAATTAATTTCTATTTTAAAACCTTTATTGCATCTGTAAACCATCTAGGAAAGTAATTTGTTTTTTTCAATAAATCAGAAAAACAACTATCCAATATGAAAGTATAACCCCAATCGACATCAGATCTAACTATTCTTCCATAAGCTTGTAAAATTTCTATACAAGTTTGATAATAATACCATTTTGGATCTGATCTTTGTCTAGCTTTTATTTTATTACTACTAATATTGGGGTATGGAACTTTTAATAGCAGCTGAAACCTACTTAGATTATCATCCAGTGAGATTCCAGTAGTCATTGATGGTGAAACTATAATGGAATTTGAAATGGCATTTTTTTTCTTTTTTTCTTTTATAAAATTTTTATAAACATCTTCTCTATTTTCTGTTTCATGAAATAATAATCTTTTATCATTTATTAAATTTTTTATCCAATTTGATAATTCATAATTTGTTGTGTGTATTATTCCGCGATGTTCTTTATATTTTTTTAGTATTTTTTCTATTATTGGAATTTGATTATTAAATGTTTCTTTTTTACAATCATATGTCATTTTACCACATTTGATATAATATAGAGGTCTATTTTCTAAAGGAAAAACAGATGGAAGTTCATAATAATCTGTTAAATCCTTTTTTAATCCATTTATAAAACAAAACATATCTCGATCAAGAATTGAACCACTCATAAATATAACATGGTCATATTTACTCCACACATATTCATTCAAATAGTCATAACCCCATATTGGTTCGACTAATAATTCAACTCTTTTATCCTTTGAATAAATAACATCTAATGACCAATTATCTGGATCTTTACTATATTTTTTCAAAATGTTTTTGAATTTTTCTATTTGAGTTGAAGTATATAAAAAATATTTGATATAAAGATCTCGGTTTGCATCATCTTTGAGTAATGTGACGAATTTATTATTTAGTTGTTTAATATGCGGTAAAAAATCATTTTCTATAAAAGACATGAAATCAATTACATTTTTTATATTATTTAATTTTTCTTCATATGATTCGATATCAATAAGTTCCATACCATATTTTTTTAATAATTTGGCGCTTAATTTTGTAGATAAATAGTCTAGAAATATAGATTCAAACGAGTGTGCCTCATCGATAATTAGTAATCTTGCATCTCTTTTGGATAACGTTGGAAAAGGTACATAAATAAAAAAACTGTTTATTAAATGAAAATTAGTAAGACCTATTTCAGAATTTATCCAAATTTCTTTGTCAATATCATATGGGCAAGAATCACATTTTTTTAAATCTTGAAGTTTATTTAGTTCTTTACCATCCATACAATTACCGCCATGTCTTAAACAATTATAATTACTTTGACCTTTTAGAACTTTAATGAAATCAAAACTGTTTTTATATTGATCTTGCAAGAGTTTAGTATTTGTAATTATATCAATTTTGGCATCTTCATTTATGTAATTCTTGTACCAATTTGACAGCATGATAGTGAGATAGCTCTTACCACTCCCCGTAGGTGCATTGATCAAAAGAAATTTTTTACCAGAATTTATGCTTTTTTTACATTTTTGAATTAAGTCTATTTGTTGTTCTCTGGGTTTCATTTCCATTGGGAAATGAATTTTTATTTTATCGTCAATATTTACCATAGTTGTTTTATAAAAAAACTATCGTTTTGTTTAAAGAAAAAAGGGGGCTTTCGCCCCCAATTTTCATCATCAAACCAAATAAACCAAATAAACCAAAACCAATTAAACTTTTTTATAATACCAATCATCCTTGAAAATAATAATTTCTGGTTTGAATTCTTTTGCATTGTCAAAATCCATTTGAGCAAAAGATAAAATAATAACTTTATCATCTACCTGAAATTTTCTTGCTGCGGCTCCATTTATACCGATAATATGACTACCTCTTTCACCAGATATAACATATGTTTCAATTCTTTCACCATTATTTAAATTGAGAACATGAACTTTTTCGTTTTCGATAAGATTAACTTCATCCATCCAATCAGGATCGATGGTTATACTTCCCATATAATCTAAAAGTGCTTGAGTTACTTTAGCTCTGTGAATTTTCGATTTTAATACTTCTATTAACATATAATTTATTTTTTACCAAACCAATCTTTTGTTAATTCTTCATCCCAAAATAATTCGAATCCAAACATGAATCCATCTGTAATTGTAACTTTCATATAAGCTTTCCCTTTACTTGTTTTGGTTGGAATTGCGTAAATTCCATCTGGAACATTATCGCCAAATTTTCTTCTGAGAAAAACTTTTGCTTCATTTACTTCTGCTAACATAATATTTTCTAAATGTATAGTTGTTCAACACGATATGATCTGCCTTTATTATCTTTCCAAATGGATCTACAATTTAAATGGTTAATAGCATCACCATAAATATTTTCAAAATGTGTCAATCCCCATTCTTCCGCTTTTTCATTGGATATTACCTTGAACAGTCTGGCATACCATTTTGTTATTATTTTCATTTTATTTGTTTTAATAGTGTTAATCTGTCTTGAGCTTCCTTAAATTTTCTTTCAGCTTCTCGTAATTCCCATTTCCTTTGATTAACTTCCATTCTTTCTTCTTTTGTCTTTTTCTTTTCCATAGATTTTTTAACTCTTTCGGTTTCATCTATGATTAGACCTTTTGTTATTGAAAATTCTATTACATGTGGAATTCCAAAATCTGAAAAATGATTTGACCACCAAGTGACCTGTCTTCTAGCGTTTCCTAATTTTGGATATATTTTAGCATCTTCAATATTTTCAACCCAAGAATTACCAGAACCACTATAACCTTTGGCTCTTAGCCATTTACCATCTTTACTTTGGACAGCATAAAGTTTGAGATCTATTTGTACTTCCATATTAATTTCCTAAATTAAAATAATCATTTTCATCATCACTATATAGTGTTGTATAAATCGATATGACTACCATCGTTTTTAATGATCTTATTTATATTATACAAAATAGGTTTGAATTCATTTAAGAAAGGATCAGTAGCGAATTCTTTCAGTTCTTTAATCTTTAACATAATTTTTGAATTTAAACTAATATAATAAAAATATTTGGAAATAAAAAATTATTCACCTAATTTTTTCAATAGGTGAGTTAATACAGTTTCTTGTGTATCATGTAATTTAATATATGAATATTTTGGATCTTCTTTAAAATGTAAAGGAACCCACATTACTTTATCATTTTCTGGAACTTTTTGTCCTTTTCTGTCAATAAAAGTTGCTTCACATTTTAATTTTATATCAGCAAAATCATCATCAATTATAATAGCGTAAGATTTAAGTTGTTTCCTTGTTTTATTATAACGAACCATTTCAAATTCCATCATTTTTTTTATTTTTGGAGAATTTACATCTATTTTTAAATTTGTTTCTTCACGAGTTTCTCTTATTGCTGCTTCTAAATATGTTTCACCTTTTTCTAAAAGTCCTTTAGGTATAGACCACATATAGTAAGGAGCGTTTATTGCGTGTCCTAAAACGATTTCATTTTTATTGTTTATTAAGAAAATTCCACAACTTGTATCCATTTAATTTTTTATTTTGTTGTATATATAAATTGTAATATAAGGAAAATAATTTAATAATCCAAATCTTTTTTTAATTTTTTTTGATGATGTTTTAATTGTTCAATAGAATGTTTTAAAAGATTAGTCGAATTTTTTATAAATTCTGTACTTTGATTACTTGATAATGTATTATATAAACTCTGTAAATTAGATATCAATGATTGAATTTTATCTAAATCTAATTCGGGTTTCTTCATCAAAGTAATTTTTTACATATATATAATTGTTAATTTATAACTTTTTACCATAACACATAGAATATCTGTAATGGTTATTATTTTCACTAAAATCTTCTACAATATGAAATCCATTTTGTTCGAAAAAATTTTTTAAATCAGTATCTACATTTATATCTGTATCTATTTTTGTTTTTTTAATTTGACTTATTGTATATTTTAGTATTTTTGTTCCATATCCTTTGTTTCTTTCTTTTTCGTCAATACACAAATCACATATTGTAATATAATTATCAAAAGGTAATGGATAAATCCAAGCACACATTCCAATTAATTTTTTATTGTTGAAGATCCCATATAAATTTCCACGATAAAAATTCACAACTTCCCATTGGTGAGAAAAAGGTGCATAATTTTTATCATCAGTATATGATTTGTCAAATATCTTTTTAGCTGATAAATAATACTGATTATTTAATATTTTCTTGTAATGTATCACATTACTTGTATATTAAAGTGATTGTAAAGTTGTTATTAATTCATCTTGCGGCATACAATCTGATTTATCATTTCTATATGATACATGTGTATAAATACCGTTATTTCCACCAATAGCATCTTTAGATACATCCCACATATCTTCGTTGTATGTTTTTGATATAGAATATTTATCACATAAATAATCAACTAATTTTGATAAAGAATCAAGTTGTTCTGTTGTATATTTCTCAAAATATTTATATCCTCTAAAAGGATCATCAAATATTTGAACGTTTTCTTCTGGAATTACTATTTTTTGATTTCCAACTTCTTTCTTGAGATTGGCGTCCCAGTATGATGGATGATAACCTTTATCATCTTTTATTAAACCACCCCAACGACAAATTTCTATTGCAATACTACTTTTATTTAACAACAGATTTCTACTACCATAGTCTTTAAATCCAAGTTTTTTCAAAAAATCACTTTTTATGCCTAAATGATGTGCCCAAAATTTAGATGAATATAATTGATAAATTTTTCCAGTTCCATCTATAATAAAATGAGTTGCAACTTTTTCTGGTGTTTGTGTCCACCAACTTATAACTCCGTTCACTGAAGGGCCAGAAACTGTATGGTGAATTACAACTTGATTTTTATCAGTTTCTTCTTTGTAGTATTGGTTTTCAGGAAAGTTTACCTGAATCAATGTTGATAAATCTAATTGTTCTATCATATTTTTATTTTATTTTTTGGTTTTCTTTTAACTTTTTCTTTCCAATTTTTCATTTTAATATCAGCTTCTTCGATACCATATTTTTCTGTCCAAATTTGATAAAATGATTTTCTAAATATTCTATTAGATGAAGAGATTCCTATTTTTATTTTAGACTCTTCTGTGTGTTTCTTACCTAAATGTTTTTGTCTATTTAATTCATTTGATTCTTCTGTGTGGTGTTTTCCTTTCATCCAAGTTTCTTTACCTCTATTGGTAGATCCACAACGATAATTTGATTCGGCACTTCTATTTGCTGATTTTTCTCCTATTTTCTTTTTTGTTTCTTCTGAACAACAACCATTTTCTTTATTCCCACCTTTTGGACTTATATTATACCCATTTGGAGATAATGTATTGAACATTTTTATATATTTTTCTTGAGCACGATATGATTCTATTCTTGTTGGAAATGTTTCTAAAATCAATTTTGAAAAATTCACTTTTCTATATTTTTTAACAGCATTTTTAAAATATGTTCCACTACCAATATATTTATCATTTTCAATATTTTCTGTTGTTCTATCACCAACATATTGTTTACCATTTATTTTATTAGTAGTTATATAAGTGTAATGATATTTCACAATCATATTTTATTCTTATATATTAATTTTTGAGCACAAAAAAACCGATAATATTTATCGGTTTTAAAATAGTAACTTTTAATAAAAAGTAGTTGTTTATATTTTATCTTTTATTTTTTTGACAATTTCACTTATCATATCATCAATATTAGAATTGATTTTTACTTTTATGGCTGAAAATTTATTAGTAATATATTTTAAACCATCGAAACCACTTTGTGCTCCAATAACAATACTGAAATTTTCTATTTTTTGTCCTTTTGCCCACCATTCACCAATTTCAAATCTAGTTGTTTGGGCATAACTTCTACCCTCTACTTTTTCTTTTTCTTTAGCTAACCAAAAAACAATAATACCTTGTTTTGATGCTTTATCTAAATAATATGATTCCCAATCTACCTGTTCTTCATAAACAAAATTATCACTTTTTTCTAATCTTCTTGGTGAAGCTAATATGATATTTTTTCTTATTTTTGTATTTTTAAGTTCAGTTTGAATTTTTTTAATAAAATCTTCTTGCCATTCTGGTGCACCTTGAATTGGTCCAGCAAAAAATACAACTATATCTTCATTATCTTCAAATGTTGAATTGATATCATATTCTGGTGCTCTTAATACTTTAATTTCTCCTCTTCTATTTTCAATATTAGCTTTTAATTCACCAGCATATACATTTTGGTCATAATGAACACGGATTCCGTTCATTTGAAATTTAATTAAATCTTCTGAAACTGGTGTAAAATGCCAAGCATCGACTCCAACATTTATCATATTTCTTTGAACTTTCCAAGTTCCATGAATATGACCTACAATATTGAAATATTCACTTTTTGCATTTGTTGGAAAATGGTTTATATAAACCATTTCATTACCAATTTTTAATATTAAATCATCAACTACCTTAGTAAAATATTTTGATAAAATTTCATCTGATATTTCATATTTAGCAGTTCCACCATTTTCAACAGAAATATCATAATTTCCTTTTATTAACCATTTTTCACCATTTAATTTATCTAAATTTTTTAATCCATCTTTGGTCATTGAAATATCACCAATAAGAATAACAAGATCATTTTTATCTATTGTTTTATTCCAAACTTCAATAATATGTTCATCAACTTCTTTTGAAGTTTTGAACATTAAATCTCTCGCGTAAAGATTTAATCTATCATCTTGAAAATGAAGATCTGATGTAAAAAATCTTTTTCTTTTTGGATTTGTTTGACTGCTAGTTCTCTCTAACATAGCATTTTTAAATTCTTCCGGGGTTTTGCATATTTTTTCTTCCATAATTATTATATCTATAATCTTATAATAAGTTTAATTATGGTTGTGGGGATACAATATTTCCCATTCCATTTTGATTGTTATTAATAAAGGCTGTTCCACTATTCGATGTTTCGACTTTTTGTTCATCTTTCTTTACTTCTTCTTTTGATTCTTCAACCAGTTCTTTCTTTACTTCTTTCATTATTCTATGTCTTTTATTTTTTTCAATATTTCTTTAATGGTTTCTCGATATTTTTTCTTAACATCATCGTCAATATATAAATCACAATTTTTATATAATCTTCCATTATTAAGACATCTTTTTAATGACTGTCCATATTTTAATAATGACCTCATATGTTTCAAATCTTTCATTTCTTCTGGTGTTAGTAAATGTTTAATACTATTCATGAAGGCGAAATCTGCATCACCACTTTCTGTTATAAACTGTTCATATGTTTTCATAGTTTTTTATTTATTTTTTATTTTATTAAACCTAATTCTTCCATTCTTCTCTTTTGTTTTAAGAATTCTTCCATATATTGATCTGGTGGTAAATTTGGATCCACAAAAAATTCAATACTACCATCAGTACTCATTTCTACATCAGTAGATTGGAATTTACCATCTTCTATATCACCAATCATTTTAGATAAATATTGTCTTACATTTTCAATACCCGGATCGAATGGAATAACAAACTCTTTATTATCATCAAATAATTTGAATTCATGATTTTTTATATTTGGATCTATGTAAATACCAATAGATCCAATATGACCATGTTTATTGGCGTAAAAACCATGTAATTCAAAATAATGTCTTACAAAAGGGTCTCTGATTTTTATAATAGTTCTCATGTTTCCTTTTCCTTGATTAATATCTTGAGTTAATGTAAAACCAAGATCAATTTTGAATTCTTTAACTGTTTCAAATTTTTTCGCTATAAAAGCTGAACAAACTATATTCATAAATTTATATTGTTTTTATAATGCCGGTGGTTGTTCTTGTGCTGGCGGTGCTCCACCTTGTGCTGGTCCCCCTTGTGCCGGTGGTGCTCCCTCTGCCGGTGCCCCCTCTGCTGGTGGTTGTTCTGTTGGTGGTGTTTCTGGTTCTTCCTCCTCAGGAACATCTATTTTTCTCTTATCTGGATTTTTACTTAAAGATTTGATTTCTTTTATTTTATCCAATATAAGTGGACCTTGAACTTCGGTTACATTATCGATTTCCCAAATTTTTCTAACAGGATTATTTTCATATCCATCTGGTGATGGATTATATTTCACAACTTCAACTTTACATTTTTTTGGTTCTTTTAATGTTACTGTTATTACTATTTTAAAACTATTTTCAGAATCATCATAATCTACGGTAATATTTTTTTCAGTAGATATTTCTGTTTCTGTTTTTGAAACTTTGTAATTGAAAGCATCAGAAAAATATTTTTCTCTCCAAGATTCTGCTCTTGTATATAATTGTTCTATTGTATTTTGTAAATTGTAATCTATATTAAATTCTTCAAACATTTTAATCTTGGTAATATAATATTTGTTTTGGGTTTTCATTTCTATAATGTCTTTTTTGGTATATATAAAAAATTGATTGTTAAAAATTAATATATAATCAAAAATAAATCCTGTAAAATGGAAAATATTAAAAAATTTAATGATTTTTTAGTTGAAAAAGTTAATAATAATCCAAAGATTAATTTTGATATTAAGTATGGCCTTATTGTTTTAAATAGACAAGATCTAGAGGATGGTATTTATGAAATATTACATTTTGTTGGGTATGAAAAAGAACCAACAGATTTAGATATCAAATCTTTACAAGAAGAATTGAATACTGATGAAAGTTTTGGTTTAATTAATCTTGGTGATAATATGATTATTATTAGAGCATCTGAAGAAACAGTAGAAGAATATAGAAAAATAGTTAATCCAGATAAGTTATTAGAAGGTAAAGTGGAAGATGTCGAACACTTAGGTCACGGTTTAAGATTTAGAAATGAAAATTTTCCCGGATATAATCAACCTAAGAAATATGAAGGAAAAGGAAAACATAGATATAGAGTTTTAGCAAAAGAAGGTGATAAAGTAAAAGTTATCAATTTTGGTAAAAAAGATCAATCTGGAAAAGAAAAAATTACCAGATTAAGTAAAAAATATTGGGAAAGGTATTGGAGATAATGAAAAAATTAATGAAATTAAACGAATATTTAAAAATTAATGAAGATGGTGAAGGTGGTGGTGCTTCTTGCGGAAGTGGTGATAGTAGTGGTGTAGCTTTTGTTGGAAACAATCAGAATGGTATGGGAAATATTACTATTGCATCTGCACCAAGTGTTGCTGGATCTTTATGGCAAACAAATTCTTACAATGTTGCTCCGGGTCAAAAAGCAAATCCTATTGGTAGTGGTGATTCAACTAATCAAAAGAAGAAATATAATGACGATGATAAAGGAAAAAGTAAAGGTAAAGGAAAAGATAAAGTAAAGAATAAAGGAAAATCGTTATTTAAACCAATGCTAAAATTTTCTCAATTTGTAGGACCAAATAAATAAAAAATAATTTAATAAGTGATGAAAAAATTCAAAGAATTCGTGAACGAAATGAAAAAAGAACATCCATATAAAAGTTTAATTGATAATGATTCAATTGTTCATAATTTACCAGCACCATATATGAATAAAAGAGATTTTATAAATTGGTTAACAGAATTACATTCTAAATATGAATCTGAACAATGGGATTGGATATTAAGTACAATGGTAAATGATGATGATGGTGGTGACGAAGAAATAGAATCTTATTTTATTGAAAATAATCTTCCAGCAGAACTAGTAAAAGAATTACTAAGCAAAAGATCAGAGTTCTTGTGTTATGGTTTAATTATACCAACTGAAGAATATTTATAATTAACTTCCATTGCTTCCATTAAGAAACGTTGGATCTTTTTTATGTTCCTCTAATAATTGATCAATTTTATTTGCATCAAATATATACATACCATTCTTTGTAAGATTTTCATTTTTGGTTATTTGTGGCTTGGATGATTCAGCACCCGATGTATTTACTTCATCTTGTTTTAATTCATTCTTTAATTCTTTATAAAAAGTTTTCATTTTTGTTAATAAATCATAAACCATTTTATTTGAATCTCTGATTTCTTTTTGATAACTTCCAACAGCAACGTGCATTTCAGAATCATTTAATCCAACATCTAATTGTTTCATACAATTAATTAATCCTCTTTTAGCCATTGATATTGAAAACTTTATGTTTTCTATAATTTCGGCATCATTACGAATAATATTACTGATGTTTTTTTCAGTCATTGTTTTACTATCCAAGTATAAACTACTAATACATTCTAAGGTTTCTTTTGTTTCTTCTTTAATTATTTCTAAATCTTGTTCATAATCGTGTTCTCTAGATTCTAATTTAATACCGGGTAATAAATCTGCTGGTGGTGTAATATTTTTATCCATTTCTTCGAGAAAAGATTGGATATTACTTTTCAAATGGTCCAGTTCTCCCATTTTTTTATTCTTGTCAAATTCAGTTAATTCTATTTCTCTTAATTCATCACTTTCTTTTCTTTTGTTATACATATAATTGTTTGTATTTTTTGATATATATAAAATAGGACTATTCCAAAAAAATATATAGTAAAAAATAATAACTTTGAATATGTTTGATGATAAAAATTATTCGCCAAACGGGTTCAATGTTCACAAGTATGAAAATGAAAATGTGAATGAATTCGATGTTACCATTCGTGGTAGTATGTTCGGAAATAAAAATGACCCTTATCCGGACTACAAAGAAAGGGACAGATTACAACAAGAAGTAAGAATCACACCGGTAGAAACCAATTGGGATATAGAAACTAGAGAATCTCAAAGAAGATTAAATGAAATAAAATCTCAAGATCCGGGTGTTTTAATTAACAGAAATGAAGAAGTTATGGATCCTAATGCTTTCTTTAATAACTCTTCTCAGATTTATTTGTTGTATAATATTGGTGATAAAATGAAGAAATAAAAAAACCGCATTTACGGTAATGCGGTCAACCAAGTCACCCGCTCCTCGAGTGGGGTCATATTTTTATGCTATCTAGGAAAATCATCTCCTCTATATGTTATATGTTGATTATATTTTTTTGTTTCGAAAACATTTATGAAATATTCACTTACTTTATCTGTATCAAATTGTTTGCAAGAAAAGACATCAATAAAAACGTATTTTTTTAATGGGAAAGTATGAATTGAAATATGACTTTCCGCTATAATAACAATACCGGTTATTCCTTCATCTTCTGGAACTAATCCTGAATACGGAAATACATATGGTTGGGTTATTTTTGTCATTCCTATCTTGTCCGGTAGGTCGGATAAAATGTTAAAAATTAATTTATAATCATTTAATTTTTCAACATTA